CGATGCAGAGTTCGGCAAGGCTTCGAAGCAGAAGAAGCAACCCAAGTTTTCCACCGCACGAGACCTAAATAAGACCTTCCATCAGCGCAATTCTACGGGGACTGTGAGCGATATGCTCCATGCCTCGAACATGACCGCTAAGTCATGGGCGCAGGAACCTGGATACATGCCAATAAGGCGCGTAACTTACATAGTGCACCAGCACTGTAAAGTCTGCTCGCACAGCATCTCGTATATCGGGAACGTCTTTACTGAGTTCGAGAACAAGAGGCTACGGTCAGTAGTTAAAGCGCCCGAGCTCATACTTGTTGATTCCTTGGGCTTTGAGCTGCCTCACCTCACTGAGGAAGTTCATCAAGACGTGGAAGAATGTGTCTCGTGCATTTCTTTAAGCCGCAAGATCGACGATTTGCTTGTCGTTCTGGAAGTCACGAATCAACCCACGCTGCAGAAACCATTAGCTTTTGGAGACCACTATGTCGAACCAGCCAAAAGCGAATAGCTTCGTCGATCTCTACGAGTCTCTCGCCGTATCGCTCCTTGTAGCAGAGGAGCAGGCGGAGATTTGTCACGAGGCGTTGCAATTAGTGCCTGAAAGCGCAAGACAAGCGATGAAGCGGCAGTGGATTCTCTGTGTCACGCTGAACACTCTCATTGCGCTCGGCATTAAGCGGGACATTCTCTCTCACGAGACTCTCCTCGAGACGACCATAAAACATCTTGGGCCTGATATGGCTGCTACGTCAGAGAAAATCCTTACCTATTACACTAAGGTAATCGACAAGTGGGATGCTGAAGTCCCGAAGTTCGAGTATCAACCACCGAAAAAGGACTAACATGGAAGAAATCAGTTATTTTATTCCGAGCGATACGCTTGGTGTTCTTGAGCATATCTGTCAAGAAGCGGCAGATTCTCAGTTATCGCGTCGTAAGAGAATCACGGCGTTTAACAAGGCGGCCAGGCTCTTAAAAGAACTTGGTTTAGTGTTCCTTAATAAAGGTGAGGCAATCAAAGCGATTGGCTTTGGGGTTAACCACCTCGGGCACCATGGAGTTATCGTGACCAAAGGTTTCATTGAAGTCGCTTCTGGTGGTAACACTGCAGTAGGAGCAAGCAAATGATCTGGCTCCGCGACGTAGACGGCGACCTCGTGAACTTACAATACATGAGGACTATCCGTAAGGTTAAGGTCGAGGATAGTGAATTTGCTGTTATCGGCTACGGAGACCAGCAGCTTGCTGAGTCCGAATTCGAGTTCTTTCGTGGTGTTGAGTCTGAGTGCGATATGTTTCTCGCACAACTCGACAAGGCGATCGGGCCGCAAACTGAAGTAATCGAAATCAAGGAGATCACAGTTTGAGAACAGGACGACCAAAGCTCGAGTATCCTACTGTCCAATGGGAAGTAAGCATCCCGGCCGACGTAGCCGCAGAAGTAACATTGCTGTTAACCGATCCAGTTAAGGGGGTAGTAGCTTATGGTAAACGCACAGAATTGGTTGCGTCGTTACTGGCCAAGTGGCTTGCTGAGCAAAAGCTTCCAGCCGAGCGCAAAATACTCGCTTCCGACTTTCCGCCTCCCAAGCAAGACGGAGGGGCAGTGGATCAGCGACAGGGAGCTGGAGAAACAAAAGAGCCTGGTGTTCCTCTGGGGAGTGGCGGCAGGGGCGGCTCTCTTGACGTCAGCGTTAATACTGGAGCCGGTTACCTCAACACTGGAGGTAAGCCGCCACCCGAACCACAGTGACATTGCAGCCTATATCTGCAAGAACAATGGAGGCTGGGAGGCCTTCAGTTGGAGCATCAGAAGTAAAGCGCGGGTGAAGTATACCTGCAAAGATGGAACGGAGATTATCACAACAGTAACACTTATCTAAGGAGAATTAAAATGAAAAAGCTTTTGATCATTGCAGTATTGGGACTGGTTGGCTGCTCGAACATGAGCCAACAGAAGGTAGCGTATGTGCAAGACGACAAGTTCTACGATGCGCTTGGTCGTAATGCGCAGTTTGCTGGCATCCCGCTGTGCTCGGATGTTACGCTGGCACGCGGTGTTAAAGAGTGCCGGGTGCGCTAAATGCCACAAAAGCATACGACGACGCTTTACTTCGAAGCACACGTGACAGTTGATCCTGTGTTCGATGCCTCGCGTCGTCGTATCTTTGAGGAGATATGTAGTGTGTATGGCTTTAAAGCTGCCGATCTGTTCATGCAGAAAGGTAAGATATTCGAGCCGTCCAAACTAGATATGTTCTGCACCGGGCGCTCAGTTCATTACGACCCATTGAGCTCTCGTATGCACGCTATGATAATGGCACTGAGACAAGCAGACTTTATCATCAGGCGCTATAAGATTGAGAATACTCTACTTGACGTTAAGTTGAGGGAAGTGCAAGGGTAGTTGGGATAGAGACTGACCCATTAAATCAGTCTCACTTCGGAGATAGAAAATGAGGACGTTCCATAAGCAGCGCATCGTTGCCTTGATGATCGCAGTGGCCTACGCAGCCCCCGCCTTCGCCAGTGGCAACAGCAACAACAGCGACAACACTTACAACAACCAGACCTACAACCAGCAAACCTACAACCAAGGTGGCCAGGGCGGGCAAGGCGGTCTGGGTGGTGCGGGTGGCAGCGCGTCGGCAACTGGCTATGGTGGCCAGGGTGGTAAAGGTGGCACTGGTGTCGGCATCGGTGGCAACCAGAAGCAGCAGCAACAGCAGCAGCAGTCGAACACCAACAACGTAGGCAACGGTGTCGGCAACTTCTCGCCGTCCTCGAAGTCCGACAGCAAGTCGTCGGCTGACGCGGATAGCTTCAGTGCGAGCAAGTCCGGTGCAGTATCCGGCGCGGCAGCCGGCTCGTCCTCGGGTGGCAACTCGATGTCCTTGACTCAGAACGTGGAAGCGTCGAATCTGCGCGACCTCGCCCCGAGCATTGGCCTCGGCTCGCTCTACCCGTCAGCTCCCTGCATGGGCACCTCGAACGTCGGTGGCTCCGGCCCCGGCTTCAGCATCGGCTTCGGCACTTCCTGGATTTCGGAAGAGTGCCAAATCCGTGAAACCGCTCGCATGGCGCCGACCCCTGCCGATGCAATCTTTGTCTGGTGCAAGACTCAAGCTGCTGCCGGCGCGCCCTCATGCGCCAAGCAAGCTTCGGCTCCGGCCTCCAAGCCCGCTGCCAAAGCTGACAACAGCTACCAGGCCCCGTCCCGCACTACCGACGCGACAGCTACCCGCTACGTCGCAGGTGGTCAGGTCTGGACTCGCCCGAACGTGCACAGCGATTGGGTAATGCAGTAAAGGGTTTTGGGCCAACGGCGGGGTTAAGCCGTTGGCCCACCTCTGCTGGAAGGATTCGAGTGAGTCCTTCAAGTAAAGGAGATTGATATGTGGATACTGATACTAATGACCTCTCACGCAATGGTTGTAGTGCCTGATACGGCCTACTTTGATTTGGAAACCTGTAAACGAGAAGGCGCCAGCTATGTCACTCAGGCACAGGGTTCCGCTCGCTTTGCTTGTATCTACAGTAAGACGAATAAAAAATGATTACCTGCCCAAAGTGCACTCGTCAATGGGATGAAGGATGCGAGCAACACGCTTGCATTTCCAAGTTCCAACAATGCTTGTTCTGTTATTTTGTTAAGGGTGATGGAACTCAGGCTGAGCTTCAACAAGTAATCGACTTGAAAGAAGCTTGGGACAGGCAAGAGATGGAAAACGTGGTGCCGCTGGTATGAGTTTCTATAAGCATATTAATGGGCGCTGCATTACTTGCAAGTTTGTCCAGATGGTAGATATTTTCAGACAGAAAATCTGGTGGGAATGTGCTGACTGCAAGAGAAAAAAGCCGTGATATACGCTACTCTGCGTAAGTTGAAGAAATCCGGTAGGAAGTGCGCTCGCGTGCATGGCCAGATTAACAACATTAACGCAGCGGCATACGTCATCTTCGGTCGTGGGTGTTATACTATCAAACGTTATCGAAAGGGAATCTATTGTGTCAGGACAAGACTTTTTAAACTCACCCAACGCGGAAGGCGCAAAGGAGTCGCTTACGCTCGGAGCGATTCCTCAGGAAGTAACTTCAGACAACAATCGAATAGTGGAGCGGCGCAGAGACTGGCGAACGCTCTCGGTCTTGGAAGTTTGCCTCGAGAACAAAGGAGTGGCAGAATACATACGACAGCTTGAAGATTGCCGTCGAGAGCCGAATCATATCTGGGGTGAGTGGGAAGTTGTTGCGACGAACGCTGACAATAACGACCAGGGGCTGATTCGATCGTGCAGTAATTGTAAAGCTGTCCAGCATATTACACGGTCGGAGTTGCCTAAACATGGCTAAGGAGAATATATATCCTGGCCGCTTAATGCAATCCGACGAGGAAGTGGTAGCGGTTGCTTTGAATATGATGGTAGCTCGGGAGCGGCGTGAGGTTAAAGTTTATGCTCACAATCCAAAGATAGCGCACCATCATTGCCTTATGGCAGAACGTCTCGAGGATATTCAGCGAGATTTACGTAACGGAACTTTAACTTTAGTGAGGTGTCAAGATGGCTAGTAAAGTGATCTATACCTGCGACAATTGCAAGAAAGAGTTTGACAAGCCTGACGAAATGTGGGCTATCAAACTGGAAGTAGCTTCCATGAAACCGCAAAACTTCATGCCGAATCGTAGTGCTGTAACTACGCATTTCTATCACAGTTACTTAAATCCTGAATGGTGTCGTGAGTGTGTAGACAAACTCGACTTGTTAAATCGTTTGAAGCAGAACAAGCCGAAAGACGACCCGACTCCTATTCCTACGCTAGGCGAAAAACTTGAAGCTATCGTAAGCGATATGGTCAACGAAGCACTCGAGAATCGCTAATGGAACAATTCACCGCCTTCAAACCAGCTTGGCACCTGGACAAGATAGCATCGCTGCGCAAGGGTAAGGATATTATTCCGACGCACTTGCAATTGATCATCAGCGATCTCTGCAACCAAGACTGCCATTTCTGCGCTTACCGCATGGAAGGTGGCTTCTCCACGGAGAACTTCCCCGATGAAAAAGGCAATAAAAATCCGGTGCGCTACATGCCGACAGCCAAGGCGAAAGAAATCCTCACAGACGCATATCGTCTTGGCACTCGCGCTGTTGAGTTCACCGGCGGGGGTGAGCCTACTGTCCATCCTAACTGGGTTGAAATTATCGAGTACGCAGTCGAGCTCGGATACCAAGTAGGACTGGTGACGAATGGGATTCGCTTAGCTTATAAGCATAAGAATCTCTTGTCGAAGTTGACTTGGATTCGGATCTCGCTCGACGCCGGCACAGAAAAGACTTACCAAGCAATCAGGCGCCATGCTGGTTGGAAGGTAGCTATGCAGGCGATTGAGTTCGCGGGGTCGCTGAAAGGGCCGCTGGTTGGTATTGGCTTTGTAGCGACGAAAGAGAACTACACCGAGGTTTCACTTGCGACCTCGATAGCGAAGAATGCGGGTGCAGCTTACATCCGCATCTCCGCTATGTTCTCGATGGAAGGTGCAGCATACTACAAGGACATTTATCATGAGTTCTTGCAAGTCAAACTCCTGGCCCTCGATCAAGCTGACGAGCGATTTCAGGTCATCGACTTCTTCACTAACCGTGTTGAAGACCTCGCGCAGCAGACACCTGACTACGACCGCTGTGGGTATCAACAGTTTGTTCTCTACATCGGAGCCGACCAGAAGGTCTATACCTGTTGCACCAATGCTTACACAACCGCAGGAGAGATCGGGAACTTGAAGGAGCAATCCTTCGCACAATGGATAGCTGAGAAGAATACTCGCTTCTTGGAGTTCAATGCGCAGCAGTGTCACCACTGTCAATTCAACGACAAGAATCGGATTATTGAGTATCTGACGGAATCCGCCCCACCTCACGTTAACTTTGTTTAGGAGTTAAAATGTCGAAAGCATTAGAGGGTGAGCACTTCTGCGAAGAGCATCAAGGCAATCACTCCCACTACGACAAAAAGAATTGCTCTCTTTGCAAGGCGCAGCAAGACACGCAGAGACTGAAAGACTTCAGAGAAAAGCTGTGTGGCTTCATCGAAGCAGGCGAAGGCGACTTCGTCACAATCGGGCAGGACGATGCAACAGGAGACTGGTGCTTATCGTTCGGCATTTCAAAGAAACGCTATCATGACCGGTCTTTTCTGGGTGTGATAGATAAAGCGATAGCAGATAATCCGCTGCAATACTAGGAGACAAGATGGACGAAGACCTCATCACAGCACGAGCTATGAAACGACACGGTGGCTCATTCGTAAAGGCTCTCGCTGATTGCGTGCTTCACGCTGATCCTTCCAATAAGGAAAAGCTGAAGAAAGCCTTTCCGGAATACTTCCGTGATTACGGCCCTGGCAGTCGGCCTTACAAGCTGTCGGAGAATGACGGCTGAGAGGTCTTTGTATAGACTTCTTGACTTACTACCGGGGTTAATGTATCATCGCGGAATGGAGAAGATATGAACAGGCGAACCTTTCTTAAATCGGCAGCTGCATCGGCGGTATTAAGTGCGCTTCCGATTTTACCTGCACGCGCGACAGTTATCCGGACTTTGGATTCTGGCTCGCAAATGCAGGCTTACATGCACGCTCTTGATATAGAAGCAGCCGTTATTTACGGCGTGCGCTATCATGGGACAGTGACTGGAAGGTTCAGCTCGTCCATGCACAACTTTGAAAACATCCCAAGGACTTTATCATGATCTTAACCCTGGAACAAAAGAACGACCTGCGCAAACGCGTAGTCGAGGGGCACCGGCTGACGCCTGAAGAAACGGCAGCGGTTGTCCTCTCGGCTCGTGGTGCGCGCCGGTCTGCGGCGGAAGCGTCTGCTGCTGGCAAGAAAACCAGCTCTCGTAAGAAACCCATGTCCGATGAAGAATTGGACGCCGATCTCGACTTATTCTTGACCAAAGGAAAAAACAATGGAAGCTCCAACGATTCCGGAGAACAGTCATCAACCGGGGCTGGCAGCGGCGACGACTCCGCGCCAGATCTTGACCTTTCCTGAAGCGATCGACAACACGATGCTCTCGGCATATAAGAAATGCCCGGAGAGCTTCTTCATAGGTCACTGTCAGCATCTGCGTATCAAGGGGACGAACATCCACTTGCACGCTGGTGCTTCCTTCGCGAAAGGCTTGGAAGTTTGCCGCAAGGCTTTCTGGGACGAAGGTAAATCGGCGCTTGAAGCTGAGGAGATTGGCCTCAAGGCGCTTTATACTGCTTATGGTGATGTGGTGCTGGAACAAGGCGCCAGTGGTGACAAGTCCGTTGAAGGTATCGTGAGGGGTTATGAGTCGTATTGGCTCGAATACCCTCTCGGTCAGGACAGCACGAAGCCGCACAAGTTTGCCAATGGTAAGCATGGCATCGAGTTCTCCTTTGGGCAAGGTCTCGAGATCAATCATCCTGAGACAGGTATGCCACTCCTCTACGCTGGCCGGTTCGACATGCTGGCTGAATACAACGGACAACTGTGGGTGCAAGATGAGAAAACGGCATCTCAGCTTGGTGAACAGTGGAATCGGAATTGGGATCTTGATTCTCAGTTTACTGGCTATACTTGGGGAGCTCAGTCTTACGGGCTGCCTGTTGTTGGGGCTATTATACGCGGGGTGGGCTTACTCAAAACGAAAGTAACGCATCAGGAAGCTATCCGTTTTCGTCCTGCTTGGCAGATCGCCCGCTGGCACGAGGAGATGCTTTACACCATCACAGACATGATCAGAGACTGGAAGCGGATGCACTTCGTTAAGTCTCTCGACAAGTCCTCCTGCAATTCATTCGGTGGCTGTCAATACCGTCACCTGTGCGAATCCCCGACTCCTGAGAAATGGGTCGACAGCCATTATGAAACAGTGGTCTGGAACCCCCTGGGAGCGCACTAATGCCGCAGCTTATGAAGGGCCAGAAATGGCGGGACAGGAAGCATAAGATGACTTGGCCCGCTCGGGCTGAGTTCAAGTATGACGAGATTCGCTGCCATGTATTATACAGCGATGGAAAGATTACTTTCTTGTCATACGCGGAAAAGCCTCTTTTCAATCTTCAGCAATTCGCTCCGTTCTTCGCTCGGTTGGCTGGTTATACTGGCCATAATGAGTTTGATACAGGCTTCGAAGCTAATAACAATTTCGGGGACTCGTATCGTTGGGTGCGCTCGTCGAAGAACTTCCCAGCTGATTTGCTTGGTAAACCTACACGGTTTATGCTATTCGATCTGCCGCAAAGTCGTGGTTCTTATATGTCTCGTTTAAATGAAATTGAGCAAGTTGTAGGTTATGCTGAAACGTTGAATTTCAATCTGCAACCGGTTCAAGCTGAGACAGTCCTCAATGCTGAGCAAGCAGAAGCTGAATACGAACGTGCCAGACGACTCGGCTTCGAGGGTCTGATGCTCAAGACTTTCGACCACAAGTATATCCGTGGCGGTCGTCCTGATACATGGCAGAAGATGAAACCTGAGGAAGAAGCCGACGGAGTTATCACTGGCTTCCACGAAGCGATCAGCGATACTGACGACCCGGACAAAGGCCTGTGGGTAGGCAAGGCTCTTGGTCGTATCGGCAGCGTAGACATTCGCGTTGCAGATGGTAGCGTTGCATCTCCTCACGGACTCGACCATACCTTGGGCCGCGATATGTTCTTGCACCCCGAGAAGTATCTCGGCCAACACGCTGAATTCAAATACATGGAGCGTGATCGGCAAGGCGGCTATCGTCACCCAACCTGGCATCGGTTGCGCGAGGCTTCGACTTAAACCCGACATTAAGTCCGACTTGAACCCGGGAGAAACACATGACAGCTTACACAAATCACAACTGGAAGTCGATGAACGAGTTGCTTCGTGAAATCTTCTCCAATCCTAAAGCCACACCAATGGAACTCGAACTTGCAAAAAGGATCGAGCAACAACAGCAAAGAGGTCACGCATGGCAGAGTCAACGGTAGTCGCTTCAGTTCCAAAACCAACTTTCTCCGACCCCACTCAAATGGGGCCGAAGGAACTCCTTATCGGGGCTTCAGGTTCAGGTAAGACACACTCCCTCAAAACGCTGATCGAGGCTGGTATGCAGGTGGTCGGCGTGTTCACTGAACCGGGGATGGAAGTTCTTGAAGAATTGACCTGTGAAATGGGTATGCACTACGTTTACATTGCGCCCGCTGCTGCATCGTGGGCTGAGATGAAAGACGCTGCGACTCAGATCAACACGATGAGCAATGACTCCTTGCAAAAGATGGCAGGGATGAACAAGTCGAAGTATCGTCAGTGGATGGACATGCTGAATGCTATGTCGAATTTCACCTGTGCTCGCTGCAAGAAGAACTTCGGGCCAGTGGACGCTCTCGGCCCTGACTTCGCAGTCTTCAACGACTCTCTGTCAGGCCTCTGTCTCATGTCCTCGAACCTCGTCGTAGGCGCGAAGCCGATCAAGACTCAACCCGATTGGGGAGTCATGATGGACAACGTGGAGCGCTACGTGCAGGTCTTCTGCACTGGTATCCAGACAATGGCTATCATGACCGCTCATACCGAGCGCGAAGTCGACGAAGTCACAGGCGGCACACAAATCATGGCTGGTTCGCTTGGGCGTAAGCTGTCCCCAAAGCTTCCCCGCTTCTTCTCTGATGTAATCATGGCAAAGCGTGAAGGGAGTAAGTTCTCGTGGTCAACAGCAAACCCAAACACCGACTTGAAAGCGCGAAATCTGATCATCGCCGAGAACATCCCGTGCTCCTTCGTCCCCATCGTGCAGAAATGGCACAAGCGCATCGGCTACTCGCTTCCCAAGCGGACTACTTAGCCTACGTCCGACGACTTGTTCTCAACGGAGCGGAGCGCGTATGTATCTCAACGTGGGGCTTGTATACATGGACGAGAGATTCGGATTTCATGCGGACTCTCGCCTGCTTGCAGCACACCCAATCGGAGATTATCGTCGGTTACAGAACGACAACCGATTTTACTCGTTGCGTAAACTTGGCCTGTCAATACCCGAAATTAGGGTGGCGATTCCGCATAGACATTCATGCAAAATATGCGCTGGGCGTATCGAAAGGTATGTGGATTGGTGCCTTAGGATCATCGAATCTCGTGGACTCAGGCCAGATCAACGTCAGCAGCGAAATCTCGACGCCCTGCGCTACTGCGCTCGCACGTATGCACGATACTTGGTGGAAGCAAGGAATGTCGCTGGAGGACTCGAGAAAGCAAGTAATGCTGAAGAAAGTTAACGTCTTAAAGAATTTGGAGGAAATGGGAATCCCTGCAGGGTAGTTAGGCAGTAAAACGTGGGCTTTGCAAAGCGGGTTTCTCCCTGCTTCTCACAGTTAAACTGAGTGTTGGCTTGATATGCCAGCCCCTAACCGGTAGTCCAAAGCCACCCTCGGGTTTAACGCTTTGGGCTATTCGGATAGGATGTTCCTATCCATGAGCCTAGCCTTATCAGTGCCCGTGCTTGCGTAACCTTAAAAGGAGTATCAAGATGTTCGGTGCAAAAAAAGTGTCGTTCGAAGCTCGTATCCTGCGGTCTGCTTTCGATGCCGAGTCCTTCGGCCAGACTGAATACAACCAGACCAATGATACGAAGTATCCCATCATCCCGGAAGCTGAATACAACGCTGTCGTCAAGTCGTTCAAGTTCCGGCAACTCGACAACGGCTCGGTCGTGATGGACGTTGTCTGGACGCTGGACAGCGAAGAAATCCGCACTCTGACTGGCATGAAAGAACCGTCGGTCAAGCAGGGCGTGTTCCTGGACATGAACGAAAGTGGTTCCCTCGATTTCAGCGAAGGCAAGAACGTCAAGCTCGGCCGCCTGCGCGAAGCCCTGGGCCTGAACAAGCCGGGTCAACCGTTCAGCTTCAACATGCTGGTCGGTCGTCCGGCGCGGCTGAAAACCAAGAACCGCAAGGATGGCGAGGACACCTTTGCCGACGTGAAGGAAGTCACCGCACTCAGCTAAAGAACCCCTGTTAGGCCGTTTTGGCCTCCCCGCGTCCTCTCATTCGCGGGGTCTTTTTAAAGGGCACAGGCTTCGAGCCGGTTGCTTACATACCAGTAAGCGCCCTTCAACAAGATTAACCAACAGGGAGATTTAGATGAAATCCTACTTAAAGAGTATCGACGTTGCTGACATTTATGTTAAACCTGATCGGCAGAGGCAGGAATTCAACGAGGCTGCTGGCAAGAAGCTTGCAGAGTCCATTCAAAAAGAAGGACTGATAAATCCGATTACTGTTGAGTTGGATGAGTTCGGTTCGTATGCGCTGATCGCTGGAGAGCGCAGGTTGCGGGCGGTGAGGTCGCTGGACTGGCAGCACGTTCACTGCACAGTGTATGAGCACATCACCGACGAAGAACGCTTCGGTATTGAGCTGAAAGAGAATCTCGAGCGAGCCGATCTTACCTGGCAAGAGAAAGCGAAAGCTCTTGCTACGTATGCAAGCTTTCAGCAGACTACGAAGAACGCTCCCATCGTAGAGATCGCCAAGGAAGCGAAGGTTGCGCAGGAAACTGTCACTCAAGCCAAGATCCTTGCCGAACATCTCCATGACCCGGAAGTAGCTGGGGCTAAGGATGTCAAGGACGCAATGAAGATCATCACTCGGAAGGCTGAAGCAAAGCATCGTTCCGAGCTCGCAAAGACCTTCGACCTGAAACGCACTCCACATTCACTTCACCAAGGAAACGCTCATGAGTATCTGGCAGGGTATCAAGCGCACACTTTCAATGGAATTATCAGCGATCCTCCGTGGGGAGTGGACGCCGACGCTTTTGGATCACAAGCTGGAACTGCCCACAACTACAAAGATTCGTGGAAAGTCGCCAGAGAGCACTATGTCTCCCTCGCCGAACACGGCCACAGAATCTGCATGCCGTCAGCTTTCGCATATGTCTTCCTCGATATCAGAAGATTTGAAGAGGTTGAACTTATCTTCTCACTTGCCGGATGGAAAGTTTGGCCGCGGCCTATCGTCTGGGACAAGCTTGGAAGCGGAATGCTCCCCGAGCCGGATTTCGGCCCAAGGTATACAAGCGAATACATCCTTTACTGTCGGAAAGGCGACCTCAAAGTCATCAAAAGAGGAGCCCCTGACGTAGTCTCTGTGCCAGTAGTAACGGACTTGAAGCATGGCGCACAGAAGCCTGCGGGATTGTATATCGAGCTTTTGTCGCGGGTCTGTAGGCCGGGCGATAAAATCCTTGACCCATATGCAGGCTCGGGTGTGGTGTTCAAGGCAGCCAATAAGCTGAACCTTATTGCGCATGGAGTCGAGCTTGAGGAGTCGAACTTCAATCTTGCCCTTACCACAATGAATGAGGTTGGTGAGGACAACGCAGCTACGGAGATCGTCCTGTGATCTATCTGGCGACTGCGCATACACACGAACTACCGGCAGTTGAAGAAGTAAATTATGCACTGTCGTGTTATGCGATAGGTCGCCTGTTTAAAGCTGGCTTTCCAGCCTACTCACCGATTGTTCACTGGCATCCGATAGTAAAGTATATGCCAACCCGCCCTTCGGTTCAAGACTGGATAAAGTTAGATAAAGAAATGTTGGACTTCTGCACTGAAATGGTAGTGCCGGATTACCCAAACATAACTTGGTCAAAAGGCGTAGAGTATGAGATTGCTTACTACAGACAACAAAGAAAAACTGTCTGGCGATTCAATCCTTATGCTCCCAATGTCGAACTGCGTGAAACAAAGGGGTTTTAATAATGCCGCTAAAAGTAAAAGGCGAGGGCCCAAAGCCGGCCAAGATCATGATTGTCGGCGAAGCCCCAGGGGTATCAGATGAGCAGAAGCAACGACCGTTCCTTGGTTCTGCTGGTGAGGAACTCGATCGGATGCTGCACGACGCAGGTATCCTGCGGACTCAGTGCTACGTAACCAATGTCTGCAAGTATCGTCCTTATAATAATGATATAAGGAATTTCTTTCACGACGGCTTCACTAAGGCTTACGCTACTGGTAAGATGAAGCTGCCAATCGATATTCTGAAAGAGGGTATCGCAGAACTCGAGCAGGAAATACTGGAGGTCAAGCCAAATGTCATTATCGCCGCTGGTAATCTGGCACTGTGGGCACTGGAAGATACGGATACGGCCGCAAAGGGAATCGGTAACTGGCGTGGCAGCGAACTACCAATCGCTCCAAGGTTGGCTAGCAGAGAATCTGCACATGGGCATGCCGCTATTGTTATCCCAATCTATGCTCCATCGGGAGTCCTCAAACAGTGGTCTTGGCGGGCCATCACTGTTCACGACCTCAAAGCCCGCGTCAAAAAGTATATTGAAAACCCAACCTTACAGGTCCCCGCTTATGAGTTTCTCGTCAGACCGTCCTACTCAGACGCCATGGATTTTATGGCTGACATACTTAAACGTCTCGATACAGAGGCTGACGTGGAACACCAAAGACGACTTTCCATCGACATTGAAACTCGTCAGCGTGGCATTGCATGTATTGGCCTTGGCGATCAGCCTTTCAGGGCAGCGTGTTTGCCACTCATGTGTGTCGAGAATCAGGAAGGTTTTTGGACTGCGGATGAAGAGACAGGGATCATTACCCAGCTCAACCGAGTCCTCACACACCAACACGCAGCCGTGGTCGGTCAGAACTTCCTCTACGATACGCAGTATTTCTGCAAGCAATACGGAATCCGACCTAACGTAACAGACGACACTATGTTCATGCAGCACGTTTGCTATGCTGGCATGTCCAAGGGTCTCGACTTCCTCTCTTCAATGTATTGCGACTTCCACCAGTACTGGAAAGAGGAAGGTAAGGAGTGGGACCCCAAGATGCCGGAAGAACAGCTCTGGGTCTATAACTGCAAAGACGTTGTGATTACTTACGAAGTTGCCGAGGTGTTGAACGTGCAACTCGATAAGTTAAAGCTTCGCCCGCAGTATAACTTCCAGATGGAAGTATTCCACCATGTCCTTGATATGATGCTTCGAGGTGCCAACATCGACAAGGAAGCCAAGCTTCTCCTAGGCATCGAACTGTTCGAAGCTATGGAAGCGCGTAAGTGCACCATGTTCCAGATGCTCGGGCATCCACTGAACCCACGTTCTCCCAAACAAATGAAGGCGCTTTTCTATGACGACCTTGGTGTTAAGAAGCAATTTGCGAGAAAGAGGAAACCAGACGGCTCTCGCTCGCTTACACTGGACGACGAGGCCCTGCGTGCAGTCATTAAAACTGAGCCGCTCTACACAGAGTTGGTGCGCACTATTCTTGAATTTAGGTCGCTCGGAGTATTTTTTGGGACTTTTGTGGAAGCGCGGCTCGGCGTCGACGGCAGAATGCGTTGTTACTTTAACCCCGCCGGAACTGAAACATATCGGTTCAGCTCGTCAGAGGACGCTTTCGGTTCGGGGACGAACCTTCAAAATATTCCCAAGGGGCTCGAAGACGAGATCGACCCTCTTGAGCTCATTCAATATAATCTACCTAACATACGAAAACTGTTCATTCCGGACGAAGGATATACCATTTTTGAGGTCGACTTGGCTGGAGCGGATGCACAAGTAGTAGCTTGGGAAGCCGAGGATGAGATACTCAAACAGATCTTCCGCGAGAAGAAAAAGCTGCACGTAGAGAACGGGAAGATGATGTATGGCGCAGCTATGATGGGAGCTGATGGTAAGCGGGAACCTTACTATACTCGCGTCAAGGCAGGCGTTCACTTAACTAACTATGGTGGTCAGGCTAAGACCATGGCAGCTTCTTTAAACATCTCTGTGCATGAAGCAGAGAAGTTCCAGAAGCGCTGGTTTGAAATCCACCCACCTATCCTCGATTGGCATAAGCGGATTGAAAGTCAGCTCATGACCACTCGCTCTGTGCAGAACAAGTTCGGATACCGTCGTTATTACTTCGACCGTATCGAAGGACTTCTCCCTCAGGCACTCGCTTGGGGGCCGCAGTCGACAGTCGCAATCGTAGCAAACCATGGGTTGATTAACACTCGACCTCTTTACACAGCAAGATTCCAGAAACAACAGGTTATCATACCTGGCACTTACAAACACGACGTAGCTATCGTCCGTGCGCAGATGCAAACCGCAGGTGTCCAGAATCTCCTTCAAGTCCACGATTCACTCGTCGGGCAATACCCGACTAAAAATGAAGCCATAGCCTTGCCACTCCTTGCCCAAGCCTTGCACGTAACCATTCCTTACAATGATCCACTGGTAATCCCGTGGGGGCTTAAAACCTCCACTAAATCTTGGGGCGACGCAAAGGAGAGACCGTGGCCAGCTGCACTAACTCCCCGGGTATAAGCCTGACTTGAACCCGGGAACATGGCAAAGCGTAACTATTCGAACTGGCTGAAGTCGTTCGTTGAGATGGCGTCCTACGGCGAGGCGCCTCTCAAGATGCTCTTCTGGACAGGGGTCAGCACCGTGGCGGGAGCCTTACGGCGGAAGGTCTGGATCGACCAGAAATTCTTCCAATGGGTTCCGAACTTCTACGTCGTTATGGTAGCTCCTCCGGGCATCGTCTCGAAATCGACAACAGCAAACATCGGGATGAATCTACTCCGCGATGTTCCAGGGATTAAGTTCGGCCCTGACGTTGTAACATGGCAGTCACTCGTGCAAACCCTCGCAGCCGCAGCAGAAGGGACG